TACCCCGTAGATTGCCTTGTCCTGGATTGCGCTTATTACCTTTCTGCGTTGCCATTCAACCTCTCGTTGTTTCTTTTCCTGGGCCAACCTTGCTTCTTCTTGTTCAGCAATGATGATGACCCTCATTTGGTTCACCCTGGTGTACAAGTTACCCAACTCTGGGGGTGACTGATACACCATAATCTCACGAATCTCTTTGGCTAACTTCTCAAACTGCGTCTTGGCTAACTCCCTGTGAAGCGCCGACTCCATGATGTTTTGATTAGGGTCATAAACAGTCTTAGACTTTTCTTCTTCTTCTCGAATGTGGTCTGCAAGCTGTTGCTGAACCTTGAAAAACTGCGAGAGATTTGCCGCCAAGTCAGCCACAACCTTATTCTCATCCCAAACTTCGGCTTCAGCTTTCTTTGCTTTGGGAGCAACTGTAGGCTCTGCTGGTTTTGGTTTTTTCTTTTTAAAGAACCCAAAGAAGCCACCCACTTCTTCAGCAATAGCCGTGACCTCTTTAACAGTCTTTTGGGCTGCGGCAACAGTTCCCTTGACCTCTTTATAGAGTTCACAGCCTTTGCGAATGGCTGCGACACAGCCATTTGCCATCGCCAGAAGGGTAAGAGGATCAATCTTGCGCTCCTTATTCGGCAGGAACTGGTTGTTTTAGAAATTCTGGTGGAATTTGTATCTGCGGCAATTCTTGCGTAGGCTGTGCTTCTTGTGCTGGCATACCAGATAAAAACTCAGAAGGAATTTCTATTTGTGGCATTTGTTGTGCTTGTGGAATTTGCGGTTCTTGTTGTCCAGGCGCAGCAATACGACTTACCGCACCCATTGCCGTAGGGCCATAAGTACCACCAAATGTTTGCGTAAGTGCATCAAGTGTTTTTTGGGAATAAGGCGTTAATGCCGCACTCTTTAAGAAATCAGCACCTTCTTTAGTAATCAAAACACGCATCAATTGATCGTCTGTCAATCCAGTTGTTTTAAGCATATTCAAAGCCTCAAGAGCAAGCTGGGTTCCTTTTGCTGCCTGATAACCGCCAGGAGTAACGCCAGCAAGAGCAGAAATGCTTTGCTTAATACCACCAGGGACAAGTTCTCCTGCCGCTGCTGGTTGGGCAACGCTCATTCTTCTTGAGAAAATAGCCGCATCTTTCATGCGCTGTTCAAAATCAACTGCATTTGCACCCAAAGCAGTAGTCAAAGAATCTTTTTCATTTTTACCAAGTTGTTGCCAATTTTTTGCTAATTGACCAAGATCAGTTGTAAAAATTCCAGCATCGTTTTCACGCTTTGCTTTATTCACAAAGTCATCAAACACATTTTTATCAATAAACTTCAATGCTTCTGCATCAGTTGTTTGAACATAGGAGCGCATTGCAGCTCTTTGAGTTGGATTTAGATTCTTGTACTGGGCATACAAATCATCATAATTAACATCACGCAATGCTTTGTCTTTCAAGAAGCTAGGCAATCCTTGTGCGGTTGCATCAAGATAAGCATCGGATGCCTTTCGCACCTGTTCTCTGGCAGAAAGTAATAGACCAGTAGCCGCCTTATCTTCAGGTGTTACGGCAGCCAATCTTGCTTGTTGCAAGTCTGTTTTTAAGCTACCAAAAATAGCAGAACTTATGCGTCTTTCATCTGAAATAGCTAAGTCTTTGACCAAAGAATCACCTTGAGCAGCTTTTTTGCCAAACTCAGCTAAAACAGATTGTGTTCCTTCAATAGTTGCCTTAATTGGATTCCCATCTGCATCAGTCAGCCTAGTTTTAAGTTGATTCAAAAACTGAACAGCTCTATCAGCATTTGGCGTGATCTTTTTTTGGTAGTCAGAAATCAAAGAATCAATTGCATCAACAGTTGTTTTTGTTCCAACAATAGGTCTATCCGCACCATAGGATTTTGCGGTTTCAAACAGATTATTTGCTGCAACAGACCTTTGTTCTCTTAGGCCATCCATTTCATTTTGGATTCTTTGAGCAATAGAAACTGCCGCCTGTTCTTCATCTTTAATTTTACTTACAGGAGCAACGCCTTTCAATGCGGCTTGTCTTGCACCTTCATCAAGTTTTGCAAATAATTCAGCATATTGAGGATTGGTTCTTAGTTTTTGAATAACAACAGCAGCCAATGGACTATCTGAACCTTGTCCACGCAACATAAATTCACGGAAAACATTTGCTTCATCTGGCGGCAGATCACTCAAGAACTGCTTAAATTTTCTATTTTCAGCAATCCCACGAATGCCTTTAAAGCCAACATATCCAAGATAAGCCATTGATGCCGCGCCAGCAGGAAGATTTGCTTGTTCAGCAGCCACATCTGCCGCACTTAATCCAGTTCCAAGCAAAAGTCCTTTTGCTCCAGCTCCAGGTAAAGCAGAACCGCCAGCGCCTTGAGCAATAGCAAATGGGTATCTTGCTTGCTCAGAAGTTGGCTGATTTACTAATCCAAATGTGCTTTCTGCGGCAGTTCCTAAAGATGGCACTTGCATTCCTTTGGGAGCAAGTAAGTTATATCCTGCTGTAGCAATATCAGGAATTGCAGTAAACAATCCAGAAATTCCAGATTGCAAGCCAGAACCAATTGCGCCAATAGGTATATTTGTGCCGCCAACATTAATTGTTGCAGTTGAACGCAATTGAGCATTCAATCTGTCTTGCTCTTTTGAATATCTATTAGCTGATTCTTTATCGCCTGATTGAACAGCTTTTTCATAGAGGGCATAGTTCTCCCTCATTCGCTGACGAATTAGCTTTTCAGCTTCTTGGCTTGTCTGAGGAAGTGTTGTTGCCATATCAGAATCCTCTTGCACGGGCTTTTGTTAATGCGTCAACAGCTTGCTGACGAGTTAAGTTTGGGTATTGAGCCATAAGATGACTAATCATCTCATCTTTTGTATAGTCTTTCAACCCATAAGTTAGGCTAGGAGTAGTCCCAGACATTGGACTTTTTGGAGCCAATTCAGTTTTTGGTGCTAGCGCAGGAGTTGGTGCAGGAGTAGTTGGCTGACGAATTCCAGCTTTTGTCTCTGCACGCTCTGTTTTCTTTTCAAGCTGACTAAGTAATCTTGTGTATGTTGATTGAACACGATCAAGGTCTTGAGTAAATGTTTTAGACATTGGATCAAGAGCCGCAATAGAACTTTGCAACGCTTCAAATTCTTTTACAGCAACAGCGCCAAGTCCAGATGCGCCAGTTTTACTAGCCTCTTTAAGCGCAGTAAGTTGACCAAAAGCAAGATTTGACTTAATTGTATTTATGTTATTTTCTAATGCTCTTGCATCAGTGTTTGGCAAAACTTTAAGTACAGCCCCATACCCAGTTGAATATGGATTAACTAAGTCTCTTGTTTTTCTAATCAAATCAATAACATCTTTTGTTTTATTTGTGAGTTCTCCAAGTGCTTCTGCTTGAGTGATTGCAGCTTCTTTTGATGCTGGAGTTTCAACAACGCCTGCTCTGCCTCCAGTAGCAGCGCCTTCTACTTTGCCAAGACCAATTGCTTTTGCAATGTTTGGCGCAGCTAAGTTTATATCAAGAGGTTCAATGGTTATCAACTCTCCAGTTGTTGTATCACGAAATACCTTTGGCTTTATCTCTTGAGCAATTTGATAGCGCAATTGAGCCAGTTGAGCAGGACTCAATTCCTTTCCTTCTGACAATTGAACTTCTGCATCTGAAATTATTTTTCTATTTCTCTCAGATGCAGTAGTTGTAGCTTGCCAATTTGCCGCTTTTTCTGCTTGTGCTTCTTTTAGTCCAATGGATGCGGCGCTTTCTTTAAGTTGTCGATAACGATCTGCCGCTAATGCCGCACCCTGAACATCGCCAGCAGATTGCAGGGCATTTGAATACTGCATCAATCCTTGCGGAGTATTGGTATCAAACTGTCTTGCCAGGGCATTGCGTTGGCTAATCAGACGCATCTGAGGGTCTTCTACACCCATTGCAGAGGCAAATGCACCACCAAGCTGTTGACCAGCCCTGGCAGCACCATAGGATGCTTGCTCAAGAGGGTCTAGTCGAGCCAATTGCATAGCCCGTTGACGAGCCATCTGATCCCGCTGTTCTTGGTACAACTCAGGAGTCACACCAAACAAACTTCCAACAATATCTGTTGCCATAACTATTTCCTTAGAAATTTGTGTTTACATCGTTGGCACGACTTGCCGTACCATAATTTGTTCCAGTAGAACCACCGCTTATAAACTCTTGAAGTGCGGTTTTAAATGATGGATCATCCGCAAGGCTCGTAAACAACGAACTATATGGGTTAACAGATGCAGTTGGCAACAAAGTGCTTGCCGCATTGCTTGCCGCAGTAGTCCTTCTGCCGCCCAATGCAGTGCCAATATCCAATGCTCCACCACCCATGCCCTCAACAGTGCCAGCAGTGCTCAAAAGGCTCTTAAACGGGTCATAAGCGCTAGTCTGACCAGCAGTGTATTTACCAAGGAACTCACCACCAGCGCCAAGCAATCCTTTGCCAAACAGAACACTCTGCTGACCAGCTTGCTGTGCTCCTGCCGCCAATTGAGCATCTTGTTGAGCCAATGCGTTGTAGTAAGCCTCCATCTCAGGAGTCGTTGCACCAAGACCTCTAGCGCCACTAGGACGGGCACTGGTTGCGCCAACAGACAAACCACCACGACCCGTTTGGAACAAGGTGTTTTGCAACTGAGACAGTTGACGCTCACGGCTAGGAGCCAGCAAGTCTTGTTGCTTTGCCATGTAATCAGCAGCAACTTGCTCTGGCGTTTTGGCAAGATACGATGTACCCAAATCAAACAGGCTTGCAGATGCCTTTTTCAATGGGTCATACAAATCTGCAACCTTCTTAGCCTCATCAAGACTCAGAGTTGCACCAGACATTAACTTGTCTTGGATTGCCTTGAGTTCTGGACTCAGCGTGTAACCAGCACTAATAAGATTTTTATCTTCATCGTATTTATAGTCTGTTGTGCCAAACCTAGTGGTCACACCAACAGGCTTGAACTTCTGTGCATCAGCGGCAGCTTTAGCGGCAGCAGTGGCAGCTTCTGTAGACAACTTAGTGCCAAACAAGCCAACACCACCAGCAATCAAACTAGTTGCCGATTTAGCAAGATTAGGGTTGTCTTTAAAGAATTTAACAACATCTTTAATTGATAGGCCAGTGCCTTTTGCATAATCTTGAATTGCATCGCTTACAGTGGCTGTATATGGATCATAGTTTTGATCGTCAGCGCCAACAAAGTATTCGCCAGTTACAGGGTCAAGCAAAGCATACGGATCAGCAATATTGCTACCAGAATCTATTCCAGTACCTCCGCTGTAGCCATACGGGTCTTCTGTGTAATCTGTTGCCATATTTCCTCCAGTATTTACGGTAATCGGTGTTGTTGGTATTGCGGTGGTGGTCGGTGTTGTTGGTGTTGCAGTGGTTATTGGTGTCGCTGGCTGCGAAACAGTAAACCCAGAACTATCATCAATAATGTCTTTTGTGTCAAATGCTGATGCAGTTGTGTCTACCTCAAAAGGAGCCAACTGATTCTGCAAGTTTTGTTGACCAGCAGCAACCTGTGCTTCATTGGCAACTGTTACACCAGTATCTGGGATTAGAGAATCTAGCTTTACATTGCCAACACCTTGAGCCAATGATTGCTCAACATTCTTGCCAGTAAGCAAGCCAGCAGTGGTTCCTGCCGCCAATTGACCAGCAGCCGCAGAACCAGTTTCACCAGCAATAGTGCTTCCTACAACGCCAGCACCAGCGCCAACAACACCGCCCTTGAGTGCTTCTTCTGGTGTCTTCCCAGTAAGAAGTCCAGCAGTCGTTCCTGATGCCACTTGTCCAGCAAGAGTAGAACCCGTAGCGCCAGTAACAGCAGAACCAATGCCTAACTGACCAACAAGCGCTGATGCTCCATAACTCAGTGCGGCATCTGGTCTACCAGTTGCGGCAAGTCCACCAGCAGTTCCAAGCGCAACAGCAGTACCAAGACCAGGAAGCGCTAAATTTAATGCCGCTGGCAAAATTGGGCCAGCTTTTAAGATTTCTCTGCCTAAATCGGATAAAAATCCACCGCCGCCACCAGTTCTAGTGTAAGTTAGCGTAGTAGTTACACTTTGTCCAGCCTTATCTAATAAGGTGTAAGCTGATCCATCGGGTGTAGCTTGAGCATAATAAGGAACGCCATCTTTTATTGTGTATCCTTGAATTGCCCCATATGAAGCACTTGGCACATATCCTTGAACGGTAAAATTACCTGCATTTATCTTATTAAAATCATCTGCTTTCCAAACAAGCCCTTTTGTTGGCTCTTTGTAAAGTGATTTTGCTGCGGCTGTTAAAGAAGAATCGCTTGGCAGAGTAAAGGCAGATGCCGTACTCAGTGCTCCTGGAGTTAAAAAATCTGGATTCCACCACTGGTATCCATCTTGTACAAAACCCTTTTCTACGAATTCTTGAGGGGCAAATACATACTTCTCACCATTGTCTGCGGTGATGTCGTAGTATCCCCTACCAGAATAAAATGGTTTGATTTCCATTAGACAGTGCCATTAGCCACAATGTTGCCCAACACAGTCAGGTTCCCAGAACTGTCAATCTTCATCACATCAGTTCCTGAATGACGAATAAGCAGATTAGTGCCACTTTCAACAAAGCTAAAGTTGGTGAAGGTTCCATCTGCCTTGGAAGCAATGGCAGTCTGAATGTTGGTGAACTCAGTATCAATCTCAGTTCCCTTGACAACCTTGTTTGCATTCCCTGGCGACAAAGAATCTTTAGCCGCAAAGTTGGTGGTTTTAGTGTAATTTGCCATGTTTCTTCCTTAAACCAGTTTGCCGTTCTTGGCTTGAATCTCAATCTTTTGAATGCTCACAGGATACCCATTGATCTCAACTTCATAGCCCGTCTGCACAGTCTTGCCAGAGCCATTCGTTTGCCCAATCAATGTCTGCAAAGCAATGCCCTGAGAGTAGTACGCAACAGGAGAGCCATTTGCTCCATACTCAGCAATTCCATACTCTGCCACAGTAGATGGAGGGATAGTCAAAGTGGTGGAGTAATACTGACCAGAGAAGTCATATCCCCACTTAATGATAAAACCTTGATTCGAGCCACCAATCACCACCACAGCAATGCGTTTCAGAATAGATGTGACATTGGGCTGTCCCAGGTCAGCATAGGTGGTGAAATACTGCAATCGGTATGTGCTTGCATGGTCAAGATAAGTGCCATACTTGCCCACATAACCATTCTTGCCAATCAACAAGTCTCCATTACGTTTAGCAAGGAAAGCAGTTGGCGTGATGGAATCCCACACAGTTACCCGTGAAGAACCATCTTGCAAAGCCGCCTTGGTGTCAAAGCAGTAGGTCTGTGTGGCAAGAGGGAAGTTAATCAGGTAGAAAGCATTTGTCTCTGAATAGACTGCCTTGATGTTTGCCAATGTCTCAGCATTAACAATCGTCATCAAGTCATTGCGAACATTCTTGGACAAGTCTCGCAAAGGAGCAGACTTCTCTTGAATGGTTCTCAGGAACGACCGAATACCACTGTTTGACAGGAAGATCACATCACTGCCTGTGTTGGCAATGGAGTCCCTAGCAATGCAACCAATGTTGCTCACAGCATCATGCAGGGTAATGCTCGATGGCGTAGTTGCACCTGAATAAATCAGGATTTGACGCTTACCAAAGATCAGCAAGAACCCGTTGTGAGCCGCCAAACCAGTGATTTCATCTGAACCATTGGGCCAAACTCTAGAAATATCCAAGCTGCCAGATGTGCCTGTTGACCAAACATGACCAGCCAACAAGTCAGAGAAATAGACCGTTACATTGTCAGCAGTGCTATTGGCAGTCCACAAGCGCCCATAAGCAGAGATAACAATGTTGGTTTGTGGAACAGTCGCCACATAACCAGTTTTCTCAGTTACACGCTTGAATGTGGTGGTGCTGACAACAGGGTCATAAACAAGAGCATCATGCCCTGTTTGGAAGAAATATGTGATTCCATTCAAAGAGGCGCACTGCCAATTACTTGCGGTAATTGTTGGGGCAGTACCTCCCCCCCCATAGGTCAACTCAACAACACTTGTGCCACTGAGTTTAAACAGCTTGTTGTTTCCAGCGAACAAAACAGTAAAA